ACACTTAAAAAGAACCTGGATAAAAATGATGTGCCAGAAGAAAATAGATGGCTAGTTGCCGCACCTGAATTTTTTGAGCAATTAAGAAAAGCAGGCGGAAAACTATCTGACCAATCAGTAATGAACGATGGTGGTGCATCACAAATCAGAAATGGTAAAGTTACAGACAGACCATTATTTGGTTTTAATATGTACTCATCAAACGCTATTGCTGTATCAGGTGGAAGTGCTGCATCACATACTTTTGGATCTGCTGGATCTAATGAGTATGCTTTTGTATACGGACACATGTCAGGAGTTGCAACTGTAAATCATATCGCTAAAACAGAATTAATCAGAGACCCTGATTCATTCGCAGACGTTGTCAGAGGACTACACGTTTTTGGAAGAAAAATCCTTAGAAGTGAAGCAGTTCAAAGAGGCGTTATAACAATAGGTTAATCCTAGGAGGATAATAGAAAACTATGGCAAACTATAATGTAACGGGTGCTGGTGGAACTACTGGACATCCTGCTAATGGCAGAACACCTTACTGGGTAGAAAATACTATTGATGTAGCACAAATCAATGGAGATTCAGGAGCAGCACAGAACGATATACTTAGATGTATTGATGTTCCTGCTGAAACTGTTGTACTTCACGCTAGTATGGAAATTTTAACTCAATTTTCAAATAGTGTTACTCTAGATTTGGGTATGACTCAAGTATCTGGAAACCCTGCAACAGACGTTGACGTATTCGTTGACGGTGATGCAAAGGAAGTTGGCTACTCGGCTATGACTGCAACTGCAAGACCAACATTTGCAGTAGCTGGAACTATAGACATTAAAGTCTTAGATGCAGCAGCAGCAGCTGGTAAAGTAAGAGTCTGGGCTATTATGTGTGATGTATCTACTTTAGATGCAGACACTGATAGAAATACAGATGCTCAACACGATACCGCAGTATAATAAATAATACAACTGAGGGGGAGTAATCCCCCTTGGTATAATTCCCTCAGAATTAAACGGAGATATAATGGCAATTCATAACTTAACTCAAAAAACAAAAGCAAGTACAGGAATGATATTTGAAAGTAAAGAAACTAACTCTGAGGCAAAATTAAAATTTTTAGAAAACAGAATTAACGATCAAGAAAAAAAACTTAACAAAATAATAGAGTTATTACAGAATGGCAACAACGTATCTAACACTAACAAATAGAGTTCTTAGAGAACTTAACGAAACAGAATTAACTTCAAGCACATTTTCCTCTAGTAGAGGTGTGCAGACTGCTATTAAAGATTTTGTAAATAAAGGTATTCATGATATTTATAATGAAACAGGAGAGATACCATTATTGTATTCAAGAACATCTCAAGATTTAACTGTTGGTGATAATGAATATGATTTTCCAACTGATTTTAGAAAAGCAGATATGGATTCATTTGTTTTAAAACCAAGAGAATTAGTAACTAATGGTGAATTTACATCTAATATAAATAGTTGGACAACTGGAGATGGATCACCATCATACACATCAAGTGGTAATGGTAGATTAAATCTAAATGATGCAGCAGCTTATCAAGCTATTAACACTACAGTTAATAAAGAATACAAAATACAAGTTAGAGTTTTAAGTCCAAATAGTTCATCAAGTGGATTAATTGTTAGAGTTGGAACATCTGCAGGTGGAACACAAAATTTAAATACAACACAAGCTGTAACTAATTTTAGAGAAGGTGCTATACTAAACACAACATTTACAGCTACAGCACAAACATCATACATTTATGTAGAATCAGATAGTGTTCAATTAGATGTAGATTATGTAAGAATATCTAGAAATGATATAGCATTAAGAAAATTAGCATATATATCATATGATAATTATTTACAAACTTATAAAGTAACTGATGATACAAATAATAAAGGTAATTACTCAGCACCATTAAGAGTTTATATATTACCTGATCATTCTGCATTTGGTGTAAGTCCAAGACCAAATACTAGTGAGTATACAGTGCATTATGATTATTATACTACACATACAGATTTATCTTTACATGGTGATAATATGACTTTACCAGATAGATTTGGTACATTAATTGTAGATAGAGCTAAGTATTATACATATATGCTTAGATCAGATCCACAACATGCACAGTTAGCAGATAGAGATTTTCAAAGAAAACTAAGATTATTAAAAGTTGATTACGCTACTAAAAATGATTATATGCGTAGTGACACAATTGCAGAAAGTATTGCTACAAGTATAGGAGGTAGAGTATCATAATGGATAAAGATAAAAAGATACAAGAGCCAGAAGATAACATGAGATATGCTGAAAAAAAAGCTGTCAGAATGATGAATAATGGTTTAAATAATCAAGATGATTCTAACTTATTAAAAAGAGAAAAAAAAGATTTTGAATTACTAAAAACAAAAGAATCAAAAAGCGATACATTTGGACCACTAACAAATAGCGAAACAGAAAGATTACAAAATTTATCTATAAAGAGAGAAAAAGATAAAGATGCCAACTACTGATTTAATATCACCTTTTGTAGTAAGTTGTGCTGGGGGTTTAACATTGAACAAAGATGTGTTCTCAATGGCTCCTGGTGAAGCACTTATATTACAAAACTTTGAGCCTGATATAAAAGGTGGATACAGAAGAGTTGGCGGTACGGCATTATATAATACTACTATAGTTCCAGAAGGATCTAGTCACACTGGTAAAACTATAGATTGTTCTATAGTATTTAATGGGCAGATAATTGTAGCACGAGGTGGTGATATACATAGAGGGACTACTTCTGGAAGTTGGACAAGTTTAACAACAAGTCTTGGTACAGCAACAAGAGCATACGACTTTGAAAAATTTAATTTTGATGGTACAGATAAAATTATTATTGCTACAGGCCATTCACCAGCACAGATAATTAATGCAAGTTTTGCTGTAGATGTAGTAAATGCAACAGGCGGTGGAACAGCTCCAACTAATCCTAAGTTTGTAAAAGTATTTCAAAACCATATGTTTTATGCTGGTGCAACTAATTCACAAGAAGTTATATTTAGCGTACCATTTGCAGAAGATAATTTTGCATCTGGTAGTGGTGCAGGATCATTTAAAGTTGACTCAGCAGTAGTTGGATTAAAAGTATTTAGGAATGAATTAATTATATTTTGTGAAGATAGAATTTACAAATTAACAGGTACAACATCTAGTAATTTTGCAGTACAAGAAGTTACAAGAAATATAGGTTGTAAAGATGGTGGTAGTATTCAAGAGATTGGTGGTGATGTTATATTCTTAGCACCAGATGGATTAAGAACTATTGCTGGTACAGCTAGAATTGGTGACGTTGAACTAGGATCTATATCTAGACAAATACAATCTAGAATTGATGATATAGGATTAAACAGAATATCATCATTAGTTATTAGAGATAAATCACAATATAGATTATTTTATCCTACAACTAGTGGTCCACAAGGTTCAGCAAAAGGAATTATAGGAGTACTAAAAACTAATCCAAATACAAATAGTATTGGTTTTGAGTATTCAGATATGATAGGTATTAAACCATCATCAACAGATTCTGATTTTATCAGTGGTGTTGAGACACAAGTATTTGGTGGCTTTGATGGTTATATTTATAAAATGGAAACTGGTAATACATTTGCTAATGGTACAACTAACTCTACAATATTAGCTACATATAGATCCCCAGATATGGTAATGGGAGATCCAGGTGTTAGAAAATATATGCAAAGAGTTAATTTAAACTACCAAGGAGAAGGAACAGCTGTTCAAGCAGATTTAGCAGTTAGGTATGACTATGATGATCAGAACTCACCTCAACCAGATAAGATATCAATTGTATCAGGAGGTGGTGCAGCAGTTTATGGAGTAGCTGTATATAATAATGCTACCTATGATGCATCTGGAATACCTTTAATTAGACAATCAGTAGAAGGTTCAGGATTTGCAGTTGCACTTAAAATAGATGATCAAAGTAGTTCAAATGCATTTTCAATTAAAGGCTTTCAATTAGAATTTACCCCAGGAGGAAGGAGATAATGGCAGGCTATTCGGCAAGACAATCAACATTTACATCAGGTGATACTATCACTGCGGCTCATTCTAATGATGAGTTTAACCAATTATTAGCTGCATTTAATGCATCTACAGGACACACGCATGATGGTACTGCGGGTGATGGTGGACCTGTAACTACTCTTAGGGATAGTGATGCTTTAAATAAAATACTTGTAGACACAAGTAATAATCAT